ACTTGGTCAGGCCGCCGCCGCCACCCGTGGCGCTCAGCGTGCCGCCGCTCAACGACAGGCCAGAGCCCACGCTGATCTCCTCCACTGCACCGGTGCTGGCGGTCGTGCGCCCCAGCAGCCGGGCGGTGGCCATGGTCAGGCCACTGCTGGTGACAGCGCCACTGGCAGCAGCGCCGATGTCGCTCGCGCTCGGCAGAGCGTGCACGTGATCTTCCCGGGCATAGTCCGTGCTGGTGCCGATCGCAGCGGCAGCACCCAGCGCCAGTGGCGCCGCATCAGCTGCGGCTGGGATCGTCGGCTTCCCGGTCAGATCCGCATAGGCGCCAGTGGTGGCCACCGTCGCCAGGCCGGTGATCGTGCTGACCGACTGCGTGCCTGTATGCGTGCTGCGGTCGCGCAGCTGGGCATCGGTCGCATTGGCCGTAGCGCCAGCGGCCACGCCGTCCAGCTTGCTCTTGTCCGCTGCGGTCATCAAGCCGGGGTCACTGGTGGTGGCCAGTGGCAGCGTCACGTCGGCGCCGGTGGAGCTGGTCAGCAGTCGCGTGGATGCGGTGTAACCCAGATCGGTGCTGCCGCCTGCAGCGTCCAGAGTCGTGCCAGTGATCGACAGATTCGTGCCGAGCGTCAGGTGCGTCAGCTTCCCAGCTGAGTCATCCCAGAACACCAGCCGATCAGCGCCCGGGTCATCCGCCTGCAGCTCCTGCCCGCTGACGCTCAGCACGTCAGCCACGCTGGCGGCCAGCGTCACATCGCCGCTGTTCGTGCCTGAACTGGTGCCGCTGAAAGTCCCGCTCTGCGTGGCCAGGCTGCCGAGGCCCAGCGTGCTGCGCGTGCCCGGTGCATCCGCCTGTGTCAGCAGTGATCGGCCGAATGCAGTGGTCGTCAGTGCCGCAATCGAGGTGAGATCACCATCCAGCGGCTGATACGTCGTGGCTGCCGTAGCAGCAGACAACGCTCCGGTGATCCGGCTGTCATCACCTGCGGCAACAGTGCCAGCCGTGGTGCCGACACTCAGGGTGGCGGCGCCGCCGAGGCCCAGGCTGGCCCGCCCAGTCGCAGCATCCAACCCTGTCACGCCACCATCCCACCGCAGCCGCTCGCTGTAGGCCGTGTCCCAGTTCGGGCTCAACTGCGCGCCGATCGTCACCGTGACGCTGCCAGTGCTGGCATGAACGCGGCCCACGATCGCCACCTGCTGCACCGTGCCGCTGGTTGGCTTGGTGCCGGTCAGCCCACCGCCAGACGCCACATATAGCGCCTGCCCGATGCTGTAGCTGCCGGTCGCCAAACCGGTCAGCTCGCCGCCAACCACTGCATGACCCGTGCCGTTGTTCGCCAGCGTGTCGCCCAGGATCCCAATCGCCGGCATGGTGCCGGCCGTGGCCGCATCAGCCGCCGCCACCTCAAGCGTGGTCGTATCGCCCACTGCGCCCGTCACCCGTACCGGCGTGCCCTTGACCAGCTGGCCGCCGCTGGTGTTCTTGACGTGGATGTAGACGCTGCCCGCCAGGTCGCCGTGGATGTGCGGGATCGTCACCACCGTGCCGGCGGCCGTGACACCCGCAGCGATCAGCGCATCCGTCAGCGCCTTGTCCGCTGCAGCCATCAGGCCAGGCAGGCTTGACGTCGCCACAGGCAGCGTCACATCCGCGCCTGTGCTGCTGCTTAGCAGGCGCGTCGCCGCGTCATAGGTCAGATCGGTGTCTGCCGCCAGATCAGCAATCGCCTGCGCCGTCGTGCGTCGGCTGTTACCGCCTTGCACCACATAGGCCAGCTCGGTGCCGACCAGTGGTGTTGTCGCTGCTGTCAGCTGTGAAACCTTCGAATCAGCCATCACGCCTCCAGTAGCACTTTGAAACCATCTTCCTGCAGGATCTTGAAACTATCCTCCAGCAGCAATCTGCCGACCGCGACCTTCGTCAGCAGCATCATGCAGAACATGCCATCATCAACCAACAGCGGCGCCTCTCGCACAGTGAATGAATCACTGCCGACGCTTATGCTATCGCCATAGGTCACGCCGCCGAACAGGGCAGTCTCTGCGCGAAGCAGATACTCGTTGGTGATAACCCTGCCATCAGCGACATACTCGCCTGGTGCATCCAGGATGCCCAGGCCGCTGGCACCATTGGCTGTTACCGTCAGGCCAAAGTCCTCAAGGAAATCAGCCGGATCACCAGGGCCAGAAGGGGGCGCCAGCGTCGCCGTGTCCTTCGTCAGGAGCATCACGCAGAACACGCCATCATCGGCAACCAGCGGCGCCTCACGCACGGTGTAGGCATCGCCTGCCACCGTGACGCTATCGCCATAGGTCAGATTGCCGAACTTCGACACCTCAGCACGCAGCTGATATTCGTTCGTGATCACCCGGCCGTCGGCCACGTACTCGCCAGGCATGTCGAGGATCCCCAGACCCGTGGTGCCATTCGCGGTCACGCTGACCCCGAAGTCTTCCAGGAAATCGGTGGGATCCTCAGACCATGCCATCGCTCAACCTCAGCCTCAGCCGTACTTCTTCAGGCCGAAGCCCAGGCAGGTCACGGCGCTGGAAGCGGTGCCGGTCTCAGCCGTGCAGCTGAGGCGGATGTAGCGCTTGAGGTCGTTGCTGTTCAGGGTGATCACCTGCTTCGCGGCGGCGTTGCCGATCGCGGTGAAGGTGCCGCCGGTGACAGCGGTGTAGGTCGAGTCATCGGCCGATTCCTCAATGCGGAAGGTCAGATCAGCGCCAGCGCCAGCAGCGGTGCCGGTCAGGATGATCTGAACGTCTCCCTCGTAGTCCTTGATGTCGACACCGGTCTGGTTGCCGGTGGCGGTGATGGTGGTCGTCGCCAGCAGGGTGAAATGCTGGAGCTTGTCCAGCGAGAGCTCATGAACGGCCATGGGTCTTGGGGGTGCGGGGTTTGCGTGCCCGAGGCTGCGCCTCAGGCTGAGGGGCTGGATCAGGGACCGGATCCCGCACCACCTCCGCCTTGCCGCTGCCGAGCAGCAACCAGGCATCAGAGCTGGATGCCTCGATCACATCACCAACCCGGGCAGGCTGGCCGCTGATCGAGGTCTGGCGCAGGATCCGAATCCTCATGGTCACAGGGTGTTGTTGCCGCGGCAGAAAGCCTCGGGGTGACGAACGGCGAAGTCCAGATCCTGCAGCGCAATCACGCGCACACCACCGGACTTAGCCAGGGCAGCCATGTCAACATTCAGGTCGATGCCAGACCAGAGGCCCAGCAGCAGCTGATTCCACACGCCGAAGAACACATCACCAGCAGCCACCTGGTTCGAGCGAACCACGGGGTAGCCGTTGACGGTGCCGCCGGGCTCGAGCACGAACTGAGCCGCGCCGGATGCCTTGTCGGTCGTCTTGAACGCGCCGTAACGGGTGGAGTTTGTCAGATACGCCATCGCGCCGATGTCGGCGTTGTCGGCATTGATGCTGGTCTCCATGTCGACCAGCTCGGCGTAGGTCGGGCTGTCGGCGGCGAAGTCCACGGTGTTGATACCCGTAGTCAGCTTGACGCCCTGAGGCTGACCGCTGGAGCCCAGGCCATAGAGACCAGCTCGGTCGATCTCCAGCGCCAGGGTCTCAACCAGGTCGTTGCGGACCATGGTCTCAACGTCAAGGCTGGACTGCAGCATCAGCCGGCGGGTGAAGTCGGTGTAAGCCCCCACGGTGCGGGGGGTCATCGTCACCTGATCCACCGTCGGGTTGCTGCCGGTGGGATCGCCACCTTCAGCCAGCCAGTAGGCGGTGCTGGCGCCGGTCTTGCGAGGGATTGCCACCGGGCCCTGCAGGCCGGTCAGCGTGGTCATGCCCAGGGCGTTCAGCGCCAGGCGGTTGCGCAGCTGTTCGATGAAGCTGCCGGGGCGGGCGTCGGTGAACACCAGATCGCCGGCGGCGCTGGCGGTGCCGACGGTCAGATCGCGCTTCAGCACGTCATGCGGCACCCAGATGCCACGGGCAGCCTGGCCGGTCTTCTGTTCCACAGCAGCCGAGCACTCGCGCTCGAAGGCCGCGGCCTCCTGCAGTGCACGGTTGGTGGGATCCATCTGAGCGCGAATCGCGTTCAGGAAGCTGAAGCTCCGGGCCTCTTTGTCGGTCAGGCCGATGTCGGCCGAGCCGCTGGCGATGGGCTGAGCGGCAGGGGCCACAGGGGCAGCAGCAGGGGTGGCGGGTTGCTTGGCACGCTTGCCGATTGCAGCCAGCACCTCGCGCATTGCGTCAGCTTCGCTGGCGCCACGCTCGATCAGGCCCTGGGCCAGATCGTCGGTGCTGTGCTCACGGCACAGGCTGGTGATACCGGCGACGCGGGTGCGCTCATCGGCCGCAGCCTGCGCCCGCACCGCCTCGATGTCGATGGTCGGTTCCATGGGTTTGGTGGTTGGGGGGTTGGTTGCGGCCGGGGCCGCGGTGGCGTCATCGTCGAGACTTCTCCCGATTCCGACGCTGGCATCGGCTGGCACGCTGACGACGGACACCTCATGGGGTTGCCATGAAGTGGCCAGGATTCCGTCCTGGCCGTTCGAGCGCATCGGTTGCGCATCAGTGATGTTGTAGCCCACCGACACGTTGCGAAGGATGCCATCACGGATGTCGGTCAGCTTCTCCTCTGCGAATGCGCTGCGTGAGAACCGCACACGGACATAGCCGCGTGCATTCTCAACCCAGCCTTTTTCAATCACGCCCAACACCTGGTTGGGGTCATGATTCCACAGCAGCGGAGCGCCATCATTCAGTCGGGTCATGTCCATGGCGCCATCGCCATGGCTCAGCACCTCAGGGCCATACCAGCGATCGACGGGAACTTCTGAGCTGAAAGGAAACTCCAGCGTGCGGGCATCCTCTTCGCCTTTGCCGCGCACAGCGGTGGCGTAATCGAAGGATGCCACTCGCTGCAGCGGCTCTCGGTTCAGCTCGCGCAGATCCATCGTTCGGCCATTACCTGGACTCAGCATAGCCCTGTCACCCGTTGCCTCCTCGAACAGGATCGGCTTGTAGTCGTGATCGGCCAGCCATGCCTTCGCTTCAGCGACGGTATAGCGATCGGCGTCAAAGCGAATCGCCTGAATCTCCACAGGTTGATCTGGGTTGATGCCGAACACGAAATCAATGCCAGGACCACCGGCATCCTGCTCACGTGCGAATCGCTCGAACTGATCGGGATCGACCAACCTGGCAGCATGCTCGTTCGGATAGGGCATCAGACCATGCCTCCGTCAGCGGCTGCCAATGGGTCGACATTGGGGTCTGGGCTCGCGGCCACGTTCGCATCTGCGCTGGCGTCTGCCGAGGTGGACTGCGCCGCGATGTCATCAGTGGCGTAGGGGTCCTGAGGGATGATGCTGCCCGGCGGCCGCGCCTGGGTCAGGCCGGCGCCGGACACCTTGCCCGGGTCAATGTCGAGCGTCAGGCCGAGCTCCTGGGCTCGCGCCCGTTCCGATGCCAGATCCTGCAGCAGATCCTCCAGATCGCCACCACCAGCGGCCACGATCTCCGCCTGGCTCTTGAAGCCACAGCGCACAGCATCCTTGTAGGCCGCCACCTCCTTCTGTGGATCCAC